TTAGTTTCTAAGCGTGGCCTATACGATTACCTAGTAGTATGTGATTCTAGCAATAATACTCCTTCTCGTATTGACCGAAATGAGTTGTGGATTGATATCGCAATTGAGCCGGTAAAGGCAGCGGAATTCATCTACATCCCGGTTCGTCTATTGAACACTGGAGCTCTCGGAGCAGCGTAATAAAAAATTCCCCGGAAACGGGGAGTTTTTAAAGATAAATAATATACAGGAGATAAACAAATGGCAATAGCCTCACAATCATTGTTCAACATGACCGTAGGAGCAGATAATACACCTAGCTCACAAGGTTTGTTGATGCCGAAACTACAATATCGTTTCAGAGCACTATTCATCAACTTCGGCGTTGGTGGCTCTACTCAAGAACTTACGAAGCAAGTCATGGACATTCAACGTCCTAGTCTTTCATTCGAAGAAGTTGCAATAGACATTTATAACAGTAAAATCTATTTGGCAGGAAAGCATACCTGGGCAGAAACACAAATCAACTTGCGTGATGATGCAGGTGGTAATGTTTCTAAACTAGTTGGCCAGCAATTACAGAAGCAATTTGACTTTGTTGAACAAGCAAGTGCTGCAACTGGTCAAGATTACAAGTTTCAAATTAACTATGAAATTCTAGACGGCGGTAACGGCACACTGGTTCCTAATGTACTAGAGACATGGGAATTGTATGGTTGCTTTATCAAGTCAGCTAACTACAACAACATGGATTATAAGTCAAACGAACCGGTTTCTATTCAATTATCAATTCGCTTTGATAATGCGGTTCAGAGTCCGTTGAGTTCCGGAGTTGGTACTTCAGTTGGTCGTGCTGGTGGTGGAACGGCAGCGTCTGGTATTGGACGTATCTAATGGCAGGAATGATCCAGGATCTATTAACTGATGTAGCTACTGGATTTTTTGGTAATGACTACTTGCGTGATTACACTCACGCAAGTAAAACCTTTAGAACCGGCTCATACGGTTATGCGCCAAAGTTCAAGCACCTATTCCATGTGTTTTTTGATATTAACACTGCGTTAATACCCTCATCAAAAAGCTGGCCTACCTTAGCAGCAGATAGAAATTTTGGTCTTGCTGTAAAAAATGTTCAACTACCCAAGTATAGTTTTGATTTGCACACACTAAATCAATATAATCGTAAGCGAGTTGTACAAACTAAAATTAAATACGACCCTATACAAATTTCGTTTCACGATGACAATGCTGATTTGATACGTAAACTTTGGCATACGTACTATACATATTATTACAAAGATGCAGCAACGCCTGATATGAATCCAGGAATAACAAGCGGCAGAGATATATATGATCCTATTTCGACAACCGGACACGACTGGGGTTATATAGGTGAAGGCACTTCTGCGGCAGCCGGTGCAGTGGTGGGGGCTGCAAAACCAGCATTTTTTAAAACAATCAATGTATATGGCTTTAATCAACATAATTTTTCATTGTACACCTATGTAAACCCCATCATCGAAAGTTTCAGTCACGATACCTATGCGTACTCTGAATCAGGTACAATGGAACATAATATGACTATTCAGTATGAGACTGTTAAGTACTATTCGGGCGCAATCAATGGCAGAAGACCAAGCGACATTGTAAGTGAGTTTGGCGATGTAGCTCACTATGACAGAACAACTAGTCCTATTGCACGTCCGGGATCAAATGCTTCTATTTTAGGACCAAACGGATTATTAGAGACAGCTAGTGGAATTATTAGTGATTTGACTCCTGATGCAAGTGGCAACATAAATCTGTTAGGAGCATTACAAGCCGGCGGAACACTGATGAATACGTTTAAGAACCCGAAAAGTTTATTGACTGCTGCAAAATCTGATGCATTAGGTTTAGCAATGGATACAGTTAAAGGCACCCCAAATAGAAACACACTGTTTAACTTTCCTGCTGCTGCATCATCAGTAATGACTGCTACTAATAATTCAGTAGGCAATGTGATTAGGGGTGTCGCTAAAAATCCACAAGTGCCACCCATCTAAATAAATACATCAAGAGGTATTTATATGGCACAGATAATCGATGGTCCACAATCACAGTTAGACACTACCGTTAGAGTTTTTGATAGTTTTTATAACTACGAAGCCTCAATTGATGCAAACGAATATGAAATTGTAAGTTCATATTTTAAATCAGTTTGCGCTACTACTAACATTGCTAACAATTTTACGACAATGTTGTTTAGAATAGTTAGCATAACCGGGCAAGATGCAATGACGTTACTTGATAACATTCAAGGAACTACTAAGCTAGAAACTACTGCCATGATGGCATACTATCTCAACAGTTTAAAGAGCAAGACTACATTGTACGGTGTCAGTGTTGTGCCCGCCCCCAACGAAACAGTTCAACGAAATATAGTTACATAATGTCTAGATTTGCACAGGGCATCTATGAGGTTAAGAATGCCGAAAAGTACATGGGCAATCACAAACCACGATATCGTAGTGGATGGGAGTTTACTTTTATGACATTCTGCGATAACAACAAAAGCATACTCAAATGGGCCAGTGAATCAATCGCTATTCCCTATATGAATCCCATCACCGGTAAACGATCTAACTACATCCCCGACTTTTTCATTGTATATGAGAACAAGTTCGGCAAGCAAGTTGCAGAAATGGTAGAAATCAAACCAAAAAAACAAAGTTTAATTGAAAGCCGTGTCGCAAGTGCTAGAGACAGAGCAGTTGTAGCAGTGAATCATGCTAAATGGGCAGCAGCAAGGGCATATTGTATACAAAACCACTTTACATTTCGAGTTATTACCGAAGATGACCTTTTTCACCAAGGTAAACGCAAGTAATAAATACTGCTATATAGGATTGTAGTATGACCAAAAAACTGTCTGAGTTGTTTGAACTCCCGACTGATGACACTGATGTAAATGAACGTATGCTTGATAAAGCAGAAGCCGACATAGTTACTCAGGAAGCATACGATACACTGACAAAGATTGAAAATGCACTTCCTCAAGTTCGAGGATTAGATGCAAGTGATACTGAGATGGATGATTTGGCTAAATTTGCCACTGATAGCTATAAAGACTTGATGGATTTGGGGATGCAAGTTGATAGTCGTTTCGCTAGCGAGATATTTAATAGCGCGAGTAGCATGTTAGGCCATGCTATCACTGCAAAAACAGCTAAGATTAACAAGAAATTGAAGATGCTAGACTTGCAGCTTAAGAAAGCTGTGCTAGATCAGAAGATTGCAGGTAAAACTGAAGAACTTGATAACACTCCATTGGGTGAAGGTAGCTTAGTAGATCGAAATGAACTACTAAAAACCATATTGGCAAACAAAAAAACGTAATATAGATAAATATATAATAGGAATAACATAATGAAAAGCCTCAGACATTACTTAACAGAAAGTGTTCATACGTATCGCTACACGATTAAAATCGTCGGTGATCTAGACAAAAACTTTCTAGACATGTTCACATACAACTTGAACAAATTCGATCCTGTTAAAATTGAAGACCCGAAGACTACTCCAATTCAAAAAAACCCATACGGTTTTCCTGAAGCTGAAGTAAATCAAAGCGTCACGATTATCAAAGCTGAATTTAAATATCCAGCAACAGAACCAATGATTCAACAACTTGCACAGCAACTTGGTTGCAACATTAACAATGTTAGAGTTATGACTACTGACTACAATGACAGTATTAACTCAGAGAATGACAAGTATGCAAATCAAGATGATTCTGACAAACCATTATTAGATCAAGAGACTTTACCGGACAACGGTAAAGAAGCAAGTAAAGATTATGCGAATCAATACCTAGATAAGATTATTCCTAAAGAACCAAGCATTGATATTCAGTATGATGCAAAGAAGACTCCAACTGCTGTGAACAAGAGTAAAGAAGGAATCAATACTAAGAGCCCAATGAGTAGTATTAAGATGCCTCCTAGACCGGCCACTGGAGCACGAAAATGATCGATTTTAACGCTAGTCAATTAACTTGGATAGTTATCGGTGCTTGCTCAATGGGCGGTACGGGATATCTTACTATGGACGGCAAGATCAAAGAATTAGATACAAAGGTACAAGTAAGTACTGTAAAGATCGATGATGTTAAGGCATCAGTTGACCTTTTGCACAAGCAACTTACTCGTATGGAAGATAAATTAGACAAGAAACAAGGATCAAAATAATGGATTTCAGAACACTACTCCAATCAATGCATAACCTTTCAGAAGCCACTACAGAAGTGCCAGGCGGAAGAGTACACACAGCAGAGCCAGGCGGCTATGGTCGCAAAGACGATGAAGAAACTGATGATGAAGGTAATACTAAAAAAGTAAAACCAGCACCAACTGGCGAAAAACGTGGTCGTGGTCGTCCTGCTAAAGGTAGTGACGCATCTGGTAAAGTTTCAAAGCCTGATTGGTCTGGCTTTGGTGTTTCTGGCAAAGATGTTAAGTTACCTAAGTGGGACAAAAAGAAAACTGTCAAGCATAGTTTGAAAGACTGGATCGAAAGTACCGGTGCTGACATGTTAGCTGAAGGCCGCGTCAAGCAACTTCAAATGGATTTGCGTGAACTAACTGATCAAGAATTCCAAGCTCAATATAAAATGTCTAAAGCTGAAGCACGTGCTGGTTTAGCTGATAAGAAATCAGTAGCAGAAGACGGTGGAATTACTGTAAAGCCAATGCCAGGGGCATCACAAATCATTGGTGCGGATGGTAAGCCTATGGGAACTGCTGATGCGGCGACTGCTAATACAATCAAGCAAGCATCCGAAAAAGGTACCTTGAA